ATGGAATACTTGTAGGTCAGCATCAGCGCCAAATCTAACTTTGTCACTATCACCAAAGTTTAAGTCACCGGTCATTGAATCGCCAATAACATTAACAAAAGTAGATGGGAATAAATCTATATGATCTTCAGCTTCTTTAATAGCAATTTCATGAGCAGTTAATGCAGATATGATATTATCATCACCAGCCGCAACTGTCCATACGCCGGCAGTACCTCCTTGAGACCATGCTCCACCCGCATTTTCACATTCAACTTTATCAGTATGTGCTCCTATAGAACAAGTACCGGCAAAATTACAATCTTCTTCGTTTGTATAATTTCCACCACCAATATTACAAGTGCCATCAAAGCGAACATTAGTGTCATTTAATTTAGCCAAATCACCAACGGCTGCACCAGTTGTATTGGTACTAATGCGCCATTCGTTAAATGTATCTGATGTTGCTACGTTTACTATTGCCATGTTATCTCTCTATTAATTGTTTGAGCATCATTTTAATGTCTGACACATCTCGTTCCATCTTATGTAGATTAATTTCTACTTTATTTAATCTACCCTGGTCAGCCTCTAATCTAACTTTGTCGGCGGCCATCCTTGCCCTATTGGCAGAGTGTTGTTCACCTTCGTTACCTATATTTATAATAGCCCCAGACTTAGGATCTCTACATAAACCAGGATGACCTTGGACCGGTATCATTATACTTTACACGCTATGGCACGAAGCTGCTGGATCTTAGGAACAATACTTGTTGATTCAGATCTCATCACCATCTTAATTGCAAACAGTGTAAACGTGGCTGCAGGTGCAATAGTATATACAGTTTCATTATATGATTCTTCATCTGAGTAAGCAACCGCACCTAAATCATCTAAGGCCAACACCCATGATTGTGCATCAAACGTGGCTGCAGTGTTACCAGACTTATAGTACAGATCAACGAATGTTGAGTTCGGTCTATTAATATCCACATAAACTTTAATTGTATCAGATGAATCAGCTAATTCGACAGTCTTAGTAACATACTTCGCCAAGCTTGAACCAGTAGAAGCCGTTGTTTCAGCCACACCACCAGCATTGTTATCAATTCTATTTGCAATAGTGATTACTGAACATCTTTCCAAATCAATGACTGGTGATAAGTAATCAGACGTTGAGGTGAATGTACCGTTAAGTTCTATTGTATGTGTTGAACCAGACTTAATTACTTTAGGGTATATAGGAGTATAATTTTCATTAGGGACAATCGCAGATACTTGATCGGCATCAGCAAGCGTTCCAACAGATTCTAACGTATCCAATACTGTCCATGACTGTCCAGTTTTAGGTAGTGTTAGTTGCTGTAATATAGGAAGCATTGTATTCCAAGCTAAGTTCTGTGTGGCCTTTGCATCAACACCACCACCGTTACCAGCAGTAATCGCATTAGTATGACCACCAGGAGAACCGGCAGCAGTTGTAATAGTGTAACTGTCTCTTGTCGTACTTACTATTGTGTGGGTCTTGTTTAACTCAGCAGCACTATAACCATTCGTTGCAGCAAAGCCAGCGAACGTTACCGTATCGGTGACCTTCATACCATGATCTCTATGAGCACATGTGAATGTATTGGCAGCTGACGCGGTAGATGCGACTGTTGTTAATGGATCACTTACTAATTGGCGTGAAGGTAGTACAGCATTTCGGAGTACACATTCACGTGAAGTTGTATCAAACACCGCACGCTTAAGAACAAACGTTAAGTCTTTATTTTGATCAGCTGTCCATGTAGAAGCATTCTGAGATTTAAACAATACACCATTATATGGTTGTGCTGAAATTCTGTTACCAGCAGCATCTTCATCACCGATTTCAGCATAACGCACTGTATAGTTATTCGAGTTAGCTAATATAACAATTGCATATTCAACACCATCTTGTAAGAATACAGGAGAGTCAAATGTAAATGTTGTTGCTGTACCGTCCACATTTACAAGTCGAGTTGCTCCATCCCATGGATTAAGTGTTACATCAGAGAATGGAAGAACTTCTTGTGTTGGAAATCCATTAACCATCTTTCTAATCTGTATTTGCACAGGTATAGCAGCGTCAGCATTAGTGAAGTAAAGATCTAATTTAGTAACGAATGCAGACTTGTCAAGTAATATTGATTGGGCTAATGGATCAGCCCACGCTAAAACACCAGTATCAGTAGGAGTTCGTACAATTCTTGGAGTTCTTGTTGAAAGAACCACATGTTCTCTTGTTTCAATTAAACCTGCAGCAGTATAATCAGCAATGGCTGATGTATGCATAAGCACGTCATCGTTAACAGCAGAAGATGTTAATTTAAATTCCTTTGTACCAGCAGTGAAATTCGTTGCAATGTTATTAGGTATTAAGAACGAACCAGTCACAGCACCATTAGCATCTGTTATTAAGTCACCAGCACCACTTGGGTGGGCAACTTCAGTATTAACACCAACTAAAGGTGTATATCCAGGTTGAGCTTCGTTAACATAACTAGCAACGGCAATACCATCGAAGTATGCGTATACCTGGGTTGCTGGTTTTAGGCGTGTGGCACTAAAGTGAACAAGTCTTGTTCTCATATATGGAACAAAGTTAACTGCGACTACACGATCACCTTGGCTAACCAATGATGTATCAACCGCAATAGTTGTTTGAACACCTGTTCTTGATTTGCCAGACTTGAATCGGGCCGTGCCACCACTCGAAGAGTGTGACCATGAACCTTTGCCGCGTCTCATGTAACCGCCAGCTGGCCCACCTACATTTTCCATTACTCCAGGAGTATAAGTTGAGCTCCTCGTTCCTGCTACTGCTCCAGTCCAATGAGTCTGCCAAGCTCCCCAAACAGTACCAACTTCTGGTTCTAATGCTGCTTTCATAGCATCAAATTCACCATCGTTGTTGATAGTAACTTCTGGTCTACGATCGATATCAATCCATTCATCGGTTGAAGGTGATAACGCCATCGAACCAGACCAGTTAAATACGTTATAAGGGTTAACATTAATACTACCAGAGTATTGTGTCTGAGATATAATATCGGCGTGAGTATATGGCAATGTAACTAAGTCACCGGTCTTTGTTGTACCTGATGATGCCACATGGTATGTCATCGCAGCATTACCTTGGGAGAATGGAGCTCTTAATGTACGATTAGGAATATCAACAGCAGCTCTATATTCAGGTGACCAAGATTTTGACATACGAGTATTCGCGAAGCCGTCAACTAAGTAACCTGATTTCCATCTTGGATTATTATTAGTGTCTAAGATTTGTGTATTCTGTGCTTCAGTCTCTAAGAAGTTAAGGGCTGCATAGTATTCTACTTGACCTACCCGCTTATCGAGATGACCAATGTCACGCATTGTATAACGTTTTTGATCGATATAAGCAACACCAACTTCGGATGGTGTTAGTGTATACGGCGCAACACTTACAGTGTATAGATGCATTGCATCTTTAGGAATACCTGGTGCTTCTGGGAAGGCTGCAGGAACTCCTGGTGTAACACCAAAGTCTCCTTTAGAATCCAACCACACTTTATCCATTCTAGGTAAGTAGAATTGAATATCAGTTTTAAATTGAGAATATCTTCTAGGGGTGGCTGATAATCTTGCAGTACCAGCATTACCACCAGTGAATCCAGCGCCAGCGTTATCTATACGTGGTCTAAAGTCAACAGCGCTTCTTAACTCTATTAAATCGTAACTAGGGATATCAGCATAATTAATTTGACCAAGGTATGAATCAACTGTGAAGAAATCTCCAAGGATACCATGCGTGAAATACTTATACGTAACAGTAAGATTCACGGCAGCTGTATAGTTTGATGTAGTCTTAAGTTTAATTCTTCCTAGATCATAATGAGTATCTCTTTGACCATCATCAATTTCAAAATGCTTTGTTACATCAGCAGATCCTGAAGTCTCAACAACCGATACTAATTTATGTACGTCTGCATGACCAAGTGCCATACCATCGCCTGTATAATCAGGGCTATTGGAATGAAGAAATGCTACTGCTGTATCTCCAGATATTACCTTAGTTTTATGAGTTGCTGTTCGTTCAAATGGTGCAATCAATCTTAAAGTATCACCAGCTTGTGCGGATAATCCTGTAATTGTAGCAGTTGTTAAAGCGGCATTGAAACTAATGTTATTAATATCAACTACTTCACCGCCAACTGTTTGATCATCATCATTTATTAGGATCCAGTTTATATTGTTTGATCTTTCTCCGAATGTTTCAAAAGCAACAGTTGTAGTGAAAGTTGCTTGGCCACTAGTAACATCAGTACCAGAAATTATCCGGTTAGTGTTAAATTTATAGTTATAATCAGCAGCAGAACCATCCGTCTTTGTATCACATGTTTTAATTCTGTCATACGGTAATTTATATACTAAACTATCAGAACCGATGTTGTATGCCGAAGCAGCACCAGAGTCAGCGATCGTTCCAGTAAAATCATAATTAGTCGCATTGGCTATAGTCTGTGTATCCTTATCAACCAATTTAGTTGCTAAGGCCATTGTTCCAGTGAATTCAAATATGTGTATTCTATATCGTGAACCAGCAGAAGCACCACTGCCAGATACACGTTCAATTGAACGAGCTCGACATGTGCCAACCTCACCGCTACTAGCATTTTGAATAGAGATCTTACCATGTGTTGTAAGATCAGGAACTCCAACCATCGATGTAACTTCGATATAGTTGTTGTGTGATATCTCTGTAACCTTGTCGGTAACTCTTTCTGATGATCTTGCTTTATCAAAATGTAAATTAGTGGTTGATAATTTCTGTATCTCATATCCTCTAACATACGCTGTAGAAGGATCAACCGCAATAGTTAATTTGGTATCAAGGATTGCGATGCCAGTTCCTGTTCCAACACCTGTTGCAGTAAATATAGCACCTACAGCATTTGCCGCTGCACCAATTATGGTAAAGTCGGTAGTGCCTACTGATATAATCTCGTATGAAGATCCTATCACGAACGCACCGCCAAGTACATTCACTGTGTGTTTTTTAACCAATGCTTTGAATGGGTTAACATAATAGTTACCCGATTCGTCGAATGTTCTACGTGCCAGCTCATCTTCTAAAAGACTATAATCGGCCGTGCGGGCATGCTTAACAGTAACGCCATTTTCTAATCGAGCAATAAGAACAAAGTTACCTGTAGTAGAATTCACTGCTTGAGTACTTAACACTGCTGTAACTGAATAACGATGTGCGCCTGGAGCAGAAGTATTAGGAGTACCCTGTGCATTATCATTCAATGATATGTCATCGCCTGGGCCAACAAGCTTTTCAGTAACAAGCAAACCAATGTCAAATGATACATCAGATGTATACTTAGATAGCACGATGGTCTTAGCTTTTGCCACAACCATATGCTTCTTGATATAATAGATGCCATCTTCAATAGATACAACCGAACCAAAGCCGGTGGCGGCAGATGCTTTTACTTCAGCTGATTTGCCTCCCGTTGCCGTGATCGTTACATTATCTGCGAATACCGTACCTGATATGTATTGCACCCAAATGGTGATAGAATCTGATCCAATGGCCAACGCAGCATGAATAACTTTAGCAACATTAGTTCCATCAGTAAATTCAGTACCAACTAATTCAGTAACGGTATCACAAGCAGCATTAACAGAATCTAATTTAACATAGTCAATCTTGTTATGAAGGTGAACTGCACCAGGCACAACAACAGAGCCATCTTTAAATAGGTGATCGCCAAGAGAAGATACTTGGTGCTGCAATATAGTTTGGAGTTGGGTTAACTCTCTTGCTTGTATTGCATTACCTGGTCTGAATAACACCCTTTGGTATTTTTCTTTAGGGGTCAGTTCATCACCTCCCGCGGTGTTGAAGTCGTCCCAATATGGTTTTACGTTAAATGCTATGGCCATCTTTGTTTATCCTATTTAAAATGCGATTACTAATCTTATTGTTTCAGTTTGATCTGTATTTCTGCTGGTCTTTGTTTTATTTTCAATAAACATAACATCGCCTGTATTATGGGTAATGTCTGGAGCTGTTACTGCAGTAATATCTCGTCCAGCACCACCAGTACCATCCTCACGAACATAATGAGTCTCAAGGAATGTACCATACCCAGTAACTTCATTTTGTATATATGATATCACACCAGCAGTAGGAGATGCACCAGAGTTTGGTAGATACTCTACAACCTGGCCTTTAGCACGAAGTAATCCGTTGTCGCCAGATGTATGACCTTCAATTATTTGATCAACCGGGAATGTAGTGACAGATCCTGATACATTACTATGAGAAACTGTAAGCTTTTTGCATACATTATATGCGTTAGTACTTGCAACTGACAATACTTGTCCTGTACCAGTTGATGTAATAGCCGTTGCTTTAAACACTGCACCAATAGTAGGATCAGTTGCACCTATAGTTAACCAGTTTGCCGCAGTAGATGTGCCTACCTCAGAGATTTTATAAAAATTACCTATAGTTAATACGCTTGCAGTTGCAATTGTAAGTGCTGCAGCATTAGCAATTGGATTTTTGAGAATAGCTATCTGTCTAAAATCATTTGAATCTGGAATAACCGGATCTTCACCAGCAGCTGCTTCGTCACCCGTAAATGCTTTGTTAAGAGTGGCGTAATGTGCCCGAAGATCGTTAGTAGCATCTGCACCAAAACCACCTTGAGGACCAATGACTGGTCGTATCACACCGTCAGTACCTGAACTAGCACCTGAATTTGTTATTACCACATGAGCTTGAGTATAACCAGCACCTGGATTAGTCATTGTAATATCGTTAATTGCTCCACTAGATACTGTACAAGTGGCTGTAGCATTTGTTCCATCACCAACAACCAAGAGGGTTGGTGCTGTGGCGTATCCAGTTCCGGCAGCCTTTACCTTCATATTATAGATAGCGCCATCAACTGCACCAACTTGCACTAACCACTGATTCTCTAACGCTAAGTCAGATCCAAGTATTGGGTCAGATTTCAAATGTCTAACTGGAATGAAAGATGATGTAAGAAACTTTGTTACGTCGATCGTTGGAATGGTGAACATATATTTCCATATATAACCATCAGCACCTTTAGCATGATTGCCTACAGTAACTATTCCTAATACATCTGGATCAACTGTACTCAATGTTCCAGCTTTTAAACAAATATATACGTTGTTATTTAATGTAGTAACAAAGTAGATTTTATTCTCAAGCTCTGTATCTTGATCATCATACTCGGCGTATGTTCCGTTATAGGTCCATATGTTTTTAATTGCACCGTGAACAACGTCTGTTGCATCGAGCTTCTTCATAGCAAACATATTTTGCCATAAGGTATTATTCGTGTCATCACGTTCAAATGGGGTATCTGGAGTAACGTCATCATCACCCGCAGCAGTCCACTTGTTCGGACGTCCTATCGCCATATAAAATTGGTTATCGGCTAAACTGTCCACAAACTTGGTAGTTGTATCTAGTCTAAATTTACTGGTAATTATTGCTGACATAATGTCTCCGTATTTTATTAAATATTATCCGTGTGTATCCGGATAATCTCTTATGTAATGTAATGTATCGCTGTTTTGATTAGTACCATTCACTATATATGGTGTTGACACCGTACTAGTATAAGGTAACCCGTCATACAAATCTACTTCTGCTGTACCTGTTCCGGTTCCAGCCCCTGTTGCTTTAAATATCGTGCCAACAGTATTATTAGCTGAGCCTATCAAAGTATAATCAGTAGTACCAGCTGACAAAATCTTATAAAACGAATTCGTAATAAAAGATCCTGCTGTTATAGTGCCACGAACCCATGGTATTGACATAACATCGTGATTCAACTGTATTCCTATATCATTATTTATAGCATCTTGAATAGTATAATTCGCAAAACCTCGGTTATGACCTAAATAATTAAACTTGATGTAGTCCCAATGATCCCATGAACCTAAATCCCATTTAGCATTTGTATCACCACCAGATCCTGTAGCTGTCATAGAATAAAGCTTTTCTACATTAGAATAGCCAGCGGTAGTGCTAGATCGAGTTCCTTGCGCTATTGCACCAGTTTTGGCTAGGGCGGTGTGTGTTCCAATTCTATTTAATGTAGCAGGCCCAATTTGTATTTTGGCCAAGTCAAGAAGATATATGGGGGTGTAAACTAACCAACCAGGTTGTGCTTTTTTATTAGCCGAAGTAAGTAGTTCTATTAAGATTAAGATCTCACCAAAGAATATAAATCCTGCAGGGTGAATCAATCTAGTGAATGCGTTTTTCCAGTTCTCTACGTTTGAACCAGTCTTAAGAACATATGAGAACTTTTGGTAATAATAAGAATCTTGTACTATTTTAGGTTTATAAGTTCCAATGTCTGATATAAAACCATCGGGTGTAGTGAACGAACCTCTAGGATATGTTTTAACCACATCACCGTCAGTCAATACGGTCGTGAATTCTAATTTATATTTTGTTGTTGCAGACTCTGAATATACTGTTTCAACGTAATCAGTTTTTGGTGTTTGATATGTTGAGTTAACATATATAACAGCATCATTGAAAATTGCAGCAAAGCCAGCATCATCGCTTCCACTAATAACCGTTGGGGCATTGGCCGTGCCTGTTCCCACGCCAGCTCCTGTTGCAACAAATGTAACACCTGCAGCTGCGGTAGTACCGGTAATTACACCAGCACTCACCCATTGGGCTTGAGTAGTTCCTGTTGGTGATACTATTGTATATGCAACACCCTCTTTGAATGAAGTTGCAACCACTGGGACGTTTGATACGGTGAAATTAGCAGCAGCAACTGGTGGCTGCGTTGCTATCAAGGCATCTGATTTGTCATCCCATGCGCCATCAGATGGAATCAATAGGTCTGTAAATGGGAAATATGTCTCAACTTCATCGTCGTATATCATTCTAAAGAATGACTTAATAGATTCTGGTGTACCCCTACTTCTATAGAACTCAATTAAGTGCTTATAGAAAGTTCTTGAATCTGCAGCAAACTCTCTTGGTACAGCAACACCAATTTCATTTTGTAATTCGTTAAGAAGCGTGGACTCTACATAATCAATATCTCTTTGAATATCAAGTGAGTTTAAATAGAACGCTGATTTGTTTTGGCGTTCTAAATATAGAGCATATACCTCAATAAATTCAACAAGATCCGGATACGTAGAAGCTACGTGTTCCGGTATTAAATCATTAACGTATGATGATATGTTGTATTTACCTAAGGTTGCTGGCATTAGTTACTCACCGTTTTATAGTCGATACCAGCGGTTGTACCACCCGTGGCCATTGTGTCAACCTCACCAGTAATTTTTGCAGTTGAGGTATTAATAGTTAGTAATTCATTACGAGTAGGACTTATATCAGAAGACGCAGGTTTAACCGTAACATCGATAGTAGTAGATCCTGTAGGAAGTGCCGTTGGATTAAAGCTAGTCAATGCAACCATTCCGGTTTTCTCATCAACAGTGCCGACGTTTGTATTATATACTAATCCACTACCGTCAACTATCCGAATAATTCTTGTAGCACTTGACGCGTCATAATAATCTCGTAACATACAATCTACGCCAGCGTATGTAAACATCGTTGACGTCATATAAGATCCAACGCTTGAAGTAGTTCCATCTAAATCAGTAAGTGGCTGATTAAATTCAAGTTCGTATTTAGTGTCAATGCCAATAACAGGTATAATCTTCTTAGACATTTTAATACGAGTGATGTTAGATAGTATAGCAATGTTAGTATCATCAATCTTACGGCCGACATTAGATGATCTAAATACACCACCAAAACTCTTTAGCGTATCATTATTGTATGACACTAGCGCACTCCTTACCGAAGTTGCAAGACCACTTGCTGTAACCGTTGCAAGGTTAGGGTTAAACTTAAAGAAGATCTCTAAGTCAATGTATGTATATTCAGGGTCAACTAGAATCGGTGTAATAGATACAACGTTTTTAGGTTTAAGAATGTTTACCACAATGTCTGCTTTTTGTGCTGCATTTAATACTTCAGCCGATAATGGTTTAATACTAATGTACACCTTGCCGTAATCGGGGACAGGGTTATCTTCTCCACCCCATACAGCAACAGCTTCAACATCAGCGAATTCGTTTTTAATGATTGTCTTGTAATCATCAGGTGTTACTGCCCGGTTTTGAGATACAAATCCAAGAGGAGCATTAAACTTAATGGCCTCTTTAGTCTCTCTTGCTGCACCACCAGTGGCTTTAGTGACCAGGGTCACAGTTTCATCAGTGTTACCCACCAACGAATCTGTCATGGTGAACACCGAGGCACCATTCACATCAGTACCAGATGGAATTGTCGCGTATTCAATCTTTACGGTGTTACCATTACCAGGTCTCTTGCCGATGATGTTATCACCGAACTTGATTTCATAAAAACCATCTCGTCCTTCCTCTAAGAAGAACACTTCACTTAATCCGTTTAAATTTACAACATTAGTATTTAATGTATATACTGATGACGCACTAGTAACTGCTGCATCAATAACGGTGACTGTAATAGATTTAGTATTTACGTTTACATTAGGAATTATATATTGTTCAAATGTATTATCTTGAAATGTATATGCTATTGTTGATAATGATCCTTGCTCAAGCGCAACATTTAAGAAATTCCAGCCTGTGGCTGGGTCAAAGTTGATTGAAGATGTTACACTAGCAAACATTGGATACGTTATACCATCGACTGTGGTAGAGAACTTTGTTCCTCGTGGCATATATAATGACTGTGGCACATTACTTCCGCTGTGATTCCACAATGGGGTTGCGGTAGCATCATAATTCATCTTAACGTTAACGAATGCAGTTGATGGTGCAATAGATCTTGGGGTGTATCCTAATAGTTTGGCATGGGATACTACAGAAGACCTGAGCTGTGCTGTGTCAAGGAACGTTTCGTTCAAGGCGAAGTTTGCATTCATTGAGTTGATGTGGGTTATGTATGATAACACATCAATAACAGTTGCCATCGCAGATCCATCATAGTTGTAATCATTGAAGGTTGTATCTGTAGCCTTCATGTGTGCAACTAGGTTCCCTTTGATTTGATCA